TCAACTGTTCCTGAGTTAGCCCTTGGTCGGCTTTAGAGTTGATGTCAGTCTCTACATCCTCGATAGCTTTCACGTAACCGAGAAAATTAGTTCCCACGGCTAGCATGGCATTTTCAAGCGTGACCGTCTGATTAGCAGGAAATCCATGAGCTGTACCAAAACGAATGAAAACATTATCTGTTTTGTAAGTTTCTGAGGCGTTTGAGAGGTCAATAGTAAACTCAAAACTTTGAGGAGTAGTGACTCCAGCTTTGAGGATGATTTGATTTTTGTACCAGGGGCTAGCCGAAAAATGCACATTAGCCTGTGTATCTTCTGCTAGAGCTGGAGATAAGCTAATTTCAAATGCTACACGCACATAATTCGGTTTCAGCCTATCTGGATTTTTCCAAAAATCGTCAAAAATGAAAGTCCGCATGTCATACGTTTCACTACTTTCAGTGTTGATTTGCTGAGTTCGGCCATTTTTGAAATAGTTACGATTTCCGCCTTTTACATTGTCGAAAAGAGCTGTCCAGTTGTATCTTGTAGGATCCTGACTGTCCGCCTCTGTGAAATCTGTGTACGTCCCAAAATAGCGCCTGTTGGCACTTGATGACGTACTGAACCCATCACGTCCGTCCTCTGAATTGGCCCAAGCTCTATGCAAGTACTGAGTCTTTCCTGCCGTTCCATCAGACGTATTGATAAGCGTCAACTGCTCAGACGCTACCTCTTTGTTATCAATCCATGCTGACACCGTCAGAACTATTTTTTGGCTGATGTCAGCAGCCCTCACAGTGTAGCTAGGGCTTGTAGCCTTGATTTCGCCATCTACAACCCAGCGCCATCCGCTATTGATGACTTTGTTCCCTCTCATTAAGGTAGGGGTCACAATGGTCTGACCTTGGCCATTTTTAAAGGCTACACCGTTATCAGTAGCAAGCTTGATAGTGTAGGGCTTAGCCTCTTCTATCATCCTGTCTAGCTGTTGCTGAATGCCTTGAGATAGACGATTTTCAAGTGCCTTAGCATTTGAAAAAGTCGTTTTATTGTTTCTAGGATTGGTAAAGCTGATGACTTGCTCAGATACCCTCATCTCAAGCAAGAGAGTAGGGCTAAAGCCGTCATCATAGACTTTGACTGTGTCTCCTATTTCAAGATCTGCAAAGCCCTCAGCCTCGTAAGTTACTGCTGGGTAACAGTTCTTTTTGAGCTCACGGTAGGCTGTTGAGCGGATGACCTCAGGATTTGAACTCTCTACAGTCATGTCCTTACGAGTCCACTGGTCACGGTCACCTGTTGAATGCGTGAAAGTAGACGGATACATCTGCATTGAAAGAGGGGCATACAAAGCAGCCCCTGACTGGTAGAACTCACGTTCTCCATTTGCATTGTTGACAGACCAAGGGCCAAGCCCTCTAATATCAACTACGTTGCCTTTGTCATCTTTACCCGTTGGGACAACCGTGTTATAGATTCCAGTTTTGTCAATAGTCCTAGTGATTGTCTTGAGGTTTTTCCCATACTTCAAGATAGTTGGACTAATTTGACCTACCCCCTGGTGGCTATCGTCGTGCTCATGATAGACATTGACTGTAAATGACTTGATAGAGCTGTCAGCGTTGAGACGTGTGTCAAACTCAATTTCTGCGCCAAATTTCTTAGCTAGACTTAAAAGCCTGTTGAGTTTGGTATCTGTGCCCTCCCACTCTGCGGATATTTTCTTATTAGCAACCTCATTGATACCGATTTTTAAGAAAGTATAGTTGAGCAAGTCCATTTCCTCACAAAATTCCTTAAAACTCATGGCTTTAGGCGATTTGTAAGGAATAGAGTACTCATTGATCAGCTCAAGGTTTAGGTTGATACTATAACACTTGATAACTTTCTCATTTTCCTCAATTTTTCGGATTGTATGCAGGTAAGTTCTGCCCTTGTATCTGAATGAAACAAAGGCTTTCTCATTGAGAGAGTTATAGGCCCTCTTTTTGCCTACATCTGAGATAATAGCCTTTTTAAAAACAGTAAAATCAAAGGTACTAGAACCAGTTTCCAGGTATCTTGTCCAGGTGTCATTGAAATAGTTCAATGTATCCTGTTTGTTATTGTCGATAAAAGCCACTTTTCTCAAATTTGAGTCATGTATTGTCAATAACATTGTTATAGATACCTTTCTTTAAATTCTACTTTGACAGTGGGTTTGGTCTTGACCCAACTTGAGCAATAGACCTCAAGCTGACTGTTCCCAGGTGGGATAGTCAAAAAACTTGAGCCATCTACAACATCTACAGTCTTCTCAAGGCCGTCCACTGTGACAGTGTCATTCTCGCTGTTTAGCACAACATTTGAACCGATAGGATAGCGGTTAGGCACATCTCCTATCGCTGGCACAAAATCTTTTCGATAAAATAGTTCGTCTATGTACATGTTAGACACCATAGGCTTATCATGGTAGGCCCCAAGCATGACATGGATTTTGGCTGACTTTCTGCCTTTGATTTCAGGAATGATAAAACTGTAAACAGAACCTTGATAATAGACATGAACCCTGTCGTCGTTGCGCTTCATTTCAAATTGTCCTCTTGAGGATGTGAATGGGTTTAGTTTGCTATCTGATATACCTGTGAAATTCAAGCATTTAAGAAAGTAATAGCTATTCTTGCCATCAGATCCAAATACATTAAACTCACAGTCTTGTCCTTTTGTACGTTTGAATGTTTCAATGCCGTACAAAAACTGACCATTTGTGTCTGATACTGTAATCTTGATAAAACCATATTGATTAGCTGCATTAGATACGAATATCTGTTTACCTGTGATGTAGTCATCAAGAGAGCCAACAGCTCCAGAACTATCTGTAGGTATGTCCCATGAAAGAGATGCAGCATAGTTCCCATATTTTCCAGATGTAGTTTGATCTCTGAGTCTAATGTGTTTCTTATCCCACAATGTCGTTAACTCAGCCGTCCCTACCACGTTCTCGCTATTATCGTTAGTCACAGCTTTGTTTTTAGTGGCTCTTGCAAAACCGTCTGAAATCCTATCACCTCTAAAATCAATCAAGACCTCAGAGCGCTTAACGGTTCCTATATCAGCCTCTTCACGGTCTCCAACCTCAAAAGCTCCGCTAGTATTGACAAGACCGATATAGCCGTTCTCAGCGTTGTTTTTGACTGTGATAACAGGAAAAGCTGGGACGTTGCCATTATTGACCAAATTAAAAACAACCTTGTCAGGTTGCTCTTGTCCGTTATCAAAGCGCCTATAAGTCGTGCCATGTGCGACACCGTCAGGAACAAGAATCTCAAACTCGCCCTTTTGAAGCCATCTAGCTACGTTATCGACATCCACAGAGCCAATAACAAGTCCCATATAGTACTTGTCAGGCTCGTCTGAAATATCAATACGAACTGGCTTGTCGGTGTTCAGGATTGTAGCTAAGGTGTGCTTGGCCAATTCGGTATCCCTAGCCGTTTTTTTCTGAACGGTAAACTTAACTTTGATTTTTTTAGGTCCGGTTTTTACTTCTTGGACGTTTACGCCCAAAAAAGGGGCGTCATTTGTTGTGACGTCCCTTTCGTTTCCTACCGGACGAATTACTTCGTTGATTTTTATAACCTCAGAGAGGTCATGATTGTTATAGATAACTGTGTCCATTAAATAATCCCTCTCATCATGTTATCGATCATGAGCTTGTCGTTTTGGTAATCGGTCATCTTTTGCCCGATTTGGCCAACAAGCGCTCCGCTTTCCATCATCAGACTGACTGGACGTTTTACTGCCCTTTCAGCAACTTCAAGAGCTTGCTCTACAAGATGATTAGATTTTTCTTGTACGACCTTAACGCTCGTTTTAAGCTGACGGTCAAGGTCAGATTTTACCTTAAGCGTCTTCGTAAGATTTGCTTGACCTACTCCAAGAATATCTTCTGGCGCAAAGTTAAAGGCTTTGATTTGGTCGAATACACCGCCCATAGCATCGTCCACTTTGTGAGCATCTGCCAAGATACCGACTGCCACCCCTTGAGCAATGTATCTACCTACATTGTCTCTAAATAGTCGTGACGGACTGTGTATTTTGGCTTTGGCCTGCGCTGCTCTCTCAGCTTGAGCGACAAGAGCATTAGCAGCAGCCGTGACAGTTCCAAGTGCTGAATACATACCTTGAGCAAGCCCTTGACCAATCATAGAGCCTACATAGCGCATAGTAGAGACGCCTCTCATTCCTGTAGACTGGATAGAGTTGACCATGGATGACATTGCTGATGTCGCTGAGCCGACTCCTGAACGGATACCATTTGTTATCCCTTCAGAAACCCCACGGCCTGCCTGTTGGCCTGCTTGCGTCATCTGAATTGACGACTGCAAAATTACAGTCACAATCAATGCCATGTTTGACTGAACCGACGATACAGCTTGAGCCATCGCTGAAGCCATACCTGAAGCAAGCTGAGAAATGGCCGATGTAGCTGATGAAGCTGAAGCGTTAATCATCGTTAGAGTAGATGACATCGCTGAAGCCCCACTTTGAGCCATCATCATAGCGTTAGCTAGAGCCACCAAGCCTGTCTGAAGCGCCATTACTCCAGATACAGATCCAGACAAGCTTGCAAATGAAGCCATAACCGATGAAGCAAATGTGCTCATCGAAGCTCCAGCGCTTGTCAGTGTTTCTGGCAATGTGCTAAGGTTAGTGCTTAGTGATGATAAGGCTGTAGGTAGTGATTGCAAGGCTACACTTGCAAGTTGAGCTGATATAGCTATCAAACTCAACCCAGTCCCTGCTTGTTGCAATCCAGGACCTGCTGAAGCAATTCCAGAATTGGCAATAGCAGTCAAGCCTGTTGCTACTGTCGCTAATGTTCCAGCCAAGTCTAGCAATCCTAGCTCAGTAAGTTTCGCAATCCCTTCAGCCATGTATTTGACTCCAAGGCCTGCGTTTAAGGCAGCATTACCGATGCTATCAAAGATTCCAGCTACACCGTCAAGGACATTACGGATAGCAGAGCCAAATGACTCAACTACACTACCAGCACTTTTCAAGATAGAGCTCACTTGTTCTCCAAATGTTTTCAATAGATTAGACAAGCTATCAATGATAGGACTAATCTGAGAGAACATGCTGCTAAATGACGAAACAATATCTGCAATTGACGGAGCAATCGCAACCACCATTTCAGTTATGGCTGGAGCAAATGGAGCTATTGCTTCAACAATTTGAACGATAGCGTCAGCAATAATTTGAGCTACTGAAACGAACGCATTACTTATAATCTCGACTATTGGAGTGATTGCTGTAGCTACAGTTGCAATTGCATCACCTAAAGCTGTAATGAATGGCGCAGCTGCTCCAATTGCTTCTCCAACCGCAACAACAAGAGGAGATAGCTGAGCGAGGGCGCTTGTTACTGTTGGTAAAACTCCTGCGACAGATACAATAGCCTGAGCAAATGCACCAATAATCGCAGTAGCAACCGTAGCGAATGCCTGGCCAACTGCGTTAATGATCGTGGCCACCCCTTCGCCTTGACTAGCAATGAGACTTAAGCCTGCCGCAATAATAGCCACTCCAGCGCCGATTCCGACTGCTGCAATAGCAACTGCTCCGCCAAGCGCTAGGATATTGCCCATCCCTGCGGTTTTCAGTGCAGCGCCAAATGCTTTAATGACTGGCGCTAAGCCAGATAGAGCTGTTTTGATACCTTGGCCAATTCCTGTAGCTGCCGTCTTGATTGATGTTCCTGTTGTTTTGATGATATTAGCTAGTCCGTTGAAAATCTGTGTTACTACGCTTTTGGATTTTGTCGCACCCTTCGCGACTTCGTCTGCCCCTTCTTTAGCACCTTTAGCGAATAAGCCAAACGGATTAAAGCTTTTCAAGAAATTAAATGCCTTGAAAGCGACTAGAGCTCCTCCAATCCCTGTAATCAATCCTCTCCAGACATCTGCACTAATTGATTGAGTTAATTTTGAAATCCAACTCACGACTAAAGAAATAGCGTTCACGACGTGGCCAGCGGCTGCGCCTACGATATCCCAAGGAATTGCATCTCCCAATTTAATCGCAAGATCAAGAGCTGCATCCGTCAAATCCTTAAATGCTTGATAGGCGTTCTTGATTGCTCCTGTTTCAGAGAAGGCTTCTAGTGCAAACTGAAAGGCCATAGCCATATTCTGGATGTTGACGTTCACTATTTTAATGATATTCCCAACACCTTGGATAACATTGCCAAACCCATTGGATTCGCTTGTCAGTTCTTCAAAGAGCGACTGGATTGTCACTACCACATCTCGAAAAGTGTCCTTGATTACGTCAAAAACACCCTCGTCAACTCCGAGCGAAGCAAACAACGATTTGAATCCTTGTTCAATCCTTGGCCCAGCTTCTGCCAAGGCTGTATCGATAGCTTGAGGAAGTTGTCTCATAATATTTCCAACCATAGGCAAGAAATTGCCTAAAAGGAACGTTGAGGTGCTAGAGATAAGCGCTTTTAAAGACGGTCCAATATCTTCTCCGAGCGTCAAATTCGCCAAGAAGTTGGATGTCGAAGCCTTCATTGCCGCAAACGAACCACTGAATGTAGTCTGCGCTTCTTGTGCTGCGACTCCTGCGACTCCCAACTCTTGTTGAACTAGGTCGATGGCTTCTACGATATCCGCAAAGTTGTTGATATCAAACTTCTTGCCCATTGCTTTTTCTAATTTGCTGGCGTCTTTAAGAAGTCGTTGCATTTCTTCTTTGGTACCGCCATATCCAAGTTTCAAGTTATCTAGCATGGTATAGTTCTGTTTAGCGAAGCCTTGGAACGTTTGCTGGATTGAACCAATATCTGTACCCATCTTGGCTGAGTTATCAGCCATGGCCATGATAGCCTTGTCTGCCATTTGTGCAGCCTTCACAGCATCACCACCGAGCGCTTGCTTCAAGCTGGCACCGAAAGAAACAGCTTGCTCTGCGTAGGTATTAGCAGAGATACCAGCTGAGGCTGCAGCGTTCGCATATTGCTTTACAGACTCAGCTGCAGTCGTATATAGCGTATCAACGCCACCAAATGATTGTTGGAGTTTGGCGCCCTCATCTAGAGCTGTAGCAAATACACCCTTGATAGCACTGCCAAGGGATTGAATCCCAGAAATCAGCGCACCGCTGACAATGTTAGCTCCTAAAACTGACTTAAAGACCGAACCTAGTTGCATCCCGCTTTCTGTCAGTCCGCCAACCATCCCTTTTAGACGTGCCACTCCTGATTGAGCCTTATTGCCATCCATATCAACTTGGATGACCACTTTACCATCTGCCATTTATGCCTCCTTTCTACTCGTAATAGTCATACTCGTCATCTTCTTCGTCGTAGTCATCGTCTGGAAGACGATACTCTTTTTGCAACTCTCGCATCTTATCGATGTATTCCTGACTGTCGCCTTTTTGCGGTTCATAAGAGCGAATTTTCACGACTTCTACAAATTTGGTTCCCTCAGGCAAGCCAACAATTAGAGCATTGAATTTCTTCCAGTGCAACTTACCGATTTCTTCGATTAAGTCGATTCTGTAAGCTTGCATGAAAGAAGCAAAGATATAAGCTCCGTCATGCTTCACGTTGTAGAGTCTTTTTTGTGGTGTTTCTGACGTTGTCGAGGACTTTATGACATTGCCTGCCAAGTCATACTCAACATCGTCTTCTTTCTCGCCTGTCTGGATGTGCTCTTCAAAAATTGCCTGAACAACTTCCAAAGCCTCCTCAAAGCTTAAACAATCAAAAGAAACACCCGTAAGGATCCGCAACGCTAAAAACGGGCGCATGAATTTAGGAATATCATCGTCTTTCCATAATTCAAAAACTTTCAAGACTCTATCGAACGATAAGAGCAGAGGGAAAGTCTGTTCTTTGCCTTCAATTTCTAAAACAAGCTCATCAACTAGCTTTCTAGAAATATCTAACATGGCATCACGCTAGATATTTCTTGAATGCGTCTTCTGAGTTGCGCTCTCGATATTCTTTCTGAATCCCAAGAATGGTCTGCATCAGATAGTTAAATGCGATAGTTGTATCTTCGTCTGCGAATTTATAGACTTTTTCAAATGCATCCGCTCCGAATAATTGAGTCCAACCATCTTCGATAAGCTCTTTAGCTTTTTCTGCGATTTTCTCGTCGGAAAGTTTTTCAATTTTCTTCCAGTTCTTTGCTAAGCCCTCACGGAACTTATCAAGTTCCTTCACGCCCTTGTCATTTGCAATGTATTCCAGCTGAAATTCTCCGAAATCAATAGGAATGATATTGCTTAATTTCTTAATTACGACCATTGTTTTTCTCCTCTTTTCAAAAATAAAAAGGCGTGATAT